ACGGGCAACTGCTTGACCTTCTTGGCGGCGGCGGAGTTGTCGAAGAGCAGGCTCGGGTTGAGACTGCCCTCGCCGACGCGTAGCAGATCACCGACAAGGCGCGGTGATGCGCCTGCACTCACCACCTGGTCGATGATGGTCGGGTCGTTCTCCTTGAGGCGAACGAGCATCTGAGCGGCTTGAAGCAGCGTGTTGGCGCTGCCTTGTAGCAGCGTGAGGAAGCTCTCCACGCTGTCGGGGAGGGCGTTGTGTATTTCGATTTGTGTTTTCATTTTTGGATTTGGGCTGAGATTTGTTTCTGTGCGGTGGCAGCGACCTTCTGAATGGCCGCGATTGTGGTTTGTAGCTCGCAGAGGTGGGCGTGCTGACGGGTTCGGCGATTTGAAGCCTTAACCTTTTCAGGGTTGGCTTTTCGATATGCGGCCTCCCGCGAATTAACCTTTTCACGGTTGGCTTTTTGCCATGCGGCCTTCCGCGCGTTCTCTTTTGTAACATTGGCTTTGTAGTATTCAGCATTCTGCGCCTTTATCTTTTCAGCGTTGGCTTTTCGATATGCGGCCTTTCGCGCCTTTTCTTTTTCGGCGTTGGCTTTCCTCCATGCGGCCTTCCGCGCCTTTTCTTTTTCGGCGTTGGCTTTATTCCATGCGGCACTCTGCGCCTTTACCTTTTCAGGGTTGGCTTTTCGATATGCGGCATTCTGCGCCTTAACCTTTTCAGGGTTGGCTTTTCGCCATGCTGTCCTCCACACCCGCCTACGCGCTTTCTGCTCTTCAGTCAGCAAGCTCACGACGCCACCTCCATCATCTGCATCTGCTCTGGCACGCCCGACACCTTGAGCCCGGCACCACGCAAGATGGCTGCGTATTGCTGCACGGTGAGCGGCTCGGCGTAAGCCGTGCGCGTCATGGTTATGCCATTGGATCGGGCGGCGCGCAGGGCCTCGGCTTTGTCCTTGGCGCGGGCAATGCAGGCGTGGCCACGGGATTTTTCTCGGCCAGAATAAACAACGAAGAAGGCGATCACGCTACACCTCCACGCGCTGGAATCTTGGCCGATGCCGCAAACGCCGCCTCGCGCTGGATCAGCGACTCGGCGCGCTCGGCGCTGAGATCGCGCCAAGTCTGGCCGGCGTTGATCCAAAACTTCCCAATAAGAAAAGGGTTTACCACGTCCTCGTTTGCTGCCATCCAATCCGCGAAACCTGCGGACCAGACAAACGGAGCGGCTGAGGTGGCGAGCGGGCCGGTGGGCTTCGCTGCCGGTGCAGGCTTATTCATCTCCTCCTGGCAACGAGTGATCACCTTTGCGGCCTGATCGGTGGTGAGGTCGGACGGGCTGATCTGCCCGTAGTGGGCCAGCGCAGCGTCAATGATTTTGGCGCAGACCGAAGTCTTCCCGTAGGTGGTAAGCGTGGCGATTTGCTGAGGCGTAGCCAACGCCACCGGCATGTCCGCCGCCCGCCAGAAACCCGAGACCGGAGCGGGCTCAAGAGCAGCCACCGGAGCGGAGGGTCGGGGCGTCATCTTACCAGCGAAGATCGCGGCGAGCTCAGGCGGCAGCTCGTTCTGGATCATTGGCATGATCTCTGGGAGACCATATCGGTTCTTGGCATCCCAAGCTGCGGCGCGCTCGGAGATAAGGACGCGGCGTTTTCCACCGTCGCCCTTTACCCGCCCGTCGTTGCCCTTTATGGTCGAAGTCTCGTAGTTGGCGAAGAGCAGCAGATCGGCCCACTCCTTGAAAAGCGGCGCGGTCTGCTTGTGCAGCTTGAGCTCGTAGCGGTCGAAGCCATCCACCATATCGGGAGGCGAAACCTTGACCGTCTTGGCGTGGGCGACCCAGACCACGTTCACTCCGTGGCTGATGAGGGTATCGCACGCGGCGAGCGTGCGGGCCATATCCTCGGCCAGCATTATGTGTCCCTTGCCGAAGCCAAAGTCCTCAATGGACTTCTTTCCCTGCTTCTTGAGTAAGGCCTCGGCGGCAAGTCGCTCGCACCAGTCGGCTGAATCAATCACGACGGTCTTATAGCCGTCCGTATTGATTGCGAGCTGGGCAAGCGCCGATTGCAGCCCGGCAAACGTGTCCACGCTTGAGCGAGCGACGTCGAGCTGATGGGTGCCTTCCTCGAGGTCTAGGAAAAGCGGCTCGGGAAGGAGCGCGGCCAGCGATGATTTACCCACGCCCTCGACGCCGTAAATTACGGCTCGCACTGCGGACTTCCGCGGGCCTCTTGTGATGTTTAAGCTCATTTAGATTCCTCCCCTGCAAACGCCAGCTTGCCTTGATCGCCATCGGCAAGGGCCGTGGCCTCGTTTGTGCGTTTCACCGAGTAGGATGATTTGACCGTCACCTCTGGGATCGGCTCGCCCGCCGGCCACGAGATGGCCAAGGAGAGTTTTGCCACGACCGGCTTGTCGTCGTCTGTGTCGCCAGCGGCTTCTGCTGCGGCTAACTCGACCTCCTCAATCTGATTTGCGATGGCCTCGTGGGTGAGTGCCAGGATAGTTTCAAGGATGTGGCGAGGACGGGAGATTGCGTTTGCGATCTCGCTGAAGCGCCCTGCGTGGTTTGCTGGGCCTCCGTTTATGCTGACTGTGGATCTGTCTGTGTTCATAGGTTTTCGGTGTTGATGTGGTGAGATCTCACAATGCCGATTGCGGCGTCGTGAAAAGTGAGTGGGGCGAGGGTCGCCCAGGCGTTCATTGGCGCGGGCGCGGGCTGGTCTTCTGGCTCGCGGGCTGCCTCAAACGACTCGTGCCGCAGCGGTGCCTGCTCAGGGTAGGGCAGGCCATCGGCGGCGCGGTTGGCTAGGTAGGTGCCGGAGCAGAATTCTTTCAGACTCATTTCCGGCCTCCGTTGCGGACACGCTTTTTAGGGCGGGGCTTAATTGAATTGATGGGTTTGGGGGCGAGAAAATCGCGGGGCTTGCCGCGGTTGGCCTCGGTCAAATTTCGGTTGGCCCAGTCGCCACCAAGGGCGATCACGCCGATGATGGAGACGCAGAGGGCAAGCAGGACTAGGAGCAGTGTGGTGTTCATGTGTGTTATTGTTGAAAATGTGGAGCTGTTTTTTCCACAAAAATGGTTTTGATCTGAGCATCAATCGCCCGGCCTACGCCGCGTTTGTCGGCACGCAGGGCCGCTGCGGTCTCAGGCAGCACTCGCGCACTAATTGGCACGCGGCGTTTGGCGGCTGGTTTTGCGGCGTTGCGGTTTCCGCGGGGGCTCATTTGACGGAGCGAATGTTGAGTCGGAAATCTTCGCCAAGGCGCTTGCCGCACAAGTCGAGGTCTCCGTTGTTTTCCGTGGCGCTGTCCAGCTCGGTCACGTTTTCGTCGTTTTCGATGGCGGCGAGAGCGGCCTTGGCGTCGTCCACGAGCAGGAGGACGATTTCGTTGTGGCTAATGCTGCGGGCGATGGCGGGCTTGATTTCGGTGCGGGTAGTCATTGTCGGATTTGTTTTTGTTCGTCTGAATTGGTCGGTCGGCGTTGTGCCTCCCATGCTCATGACCTTGCCCGCGCCGTTTTCGTTTTGCAACACAAAAAGAAAAGAATCTGAATCTATTTGTGCGACATCTTTTGCAAGTCGCGTTCAGTCGCTTGCTTATCGCATCTTTTATTTGCGCGCTAAAATCCGCCTGCTACGGCGTACCCTTCCAATCCTCCTTGTCGTCATCGTCCTCGTCCAGCGCCTCGCTTGCCTGGCGGTCGAGCAGCCGGGCGACGCTGGAGACGTGGGCCTCAATAGTTTCAAATGTAGTTTTGTCAGGAACTTCACAGGCATAGACGTAATTCCGTTCGCTGCCAGTCCCGCCGCTTCGCGTCTCGACTGTAATTTCGATGCGCATCAGGAGACGATGACGTAGCGGGCGGCGTGTTGCAGTTTTCCGTCTTTGTCGAGCACTCGCCCCGTAAGCATTTTAAGTCGGCCCGCTTCCATTTCTTTTTTTAGGAATTTGTGCACCTGAGACGGGGAACAGCATATCCCCATTCCCTTGCGCATGGCCATAATTTCTTCCTTTGATTTGGAGTCCGCAGGAAACACGGTCTCTCGGCCTTTGAGTTCTGCCGCAAACATTGCAGCCCAACTGTTGGTCTTAGTAGCTTTTAATTTCGGTAGCGGCATAAAATCGTCCTCCAATGTTGCGGGTCTGGAAAAGCTGGTAAGTGCCGTCCTCGAAAAGAACACCGTAAGCCCAGCCCTGCGCCCACCGGAGCTTGGCGGTTTTGCGGTTGATATAGGGCATATCGCGGCGGCAGAGGCACCCTATGGAGCGGGCCTCCGCTGGTTCGCGACTGGTGACTGGCGCAGACTCAATCGTGTGGACGTGCCCGAACAGGGAGTTGCCGTAAATGTTAGCATGCATCCTGGTGGCACCGATACCGCAATGGTAGCCGTGAAGCACGGTCAGTTTGCCAAGCTCGTAAACGCCCGTCTCAGCGTCGTAAGGCAGCATCGTCACGCCGAGGCGTTTCATGATCGCCTCAACCCGCTTGATCCCATCGGCGGCGTAGTCGCGGAGCAGCCCGGTGGCTGACTCGCGGAAATCATAGAGACGCTCGTCGTGGTTGCCTCGGAGGAAGACGTTAGTCGATCCCCCCCTAAAGAACTTTTCCAAGAACCTAGTGCCACAGTCCCAGTCATCCTCTAGGGATGCAGCCTTCTCCTCGTCTGATGCTCCCCGCCTGAGATTCCGTAGATCCCAATTATCCCCTGCATGGATGCGTATCTGGGGCTTGTAATCTGCCATGAAGGCGAACAGCGCCTCGGTAGCGGTGGCGTCGGCCATGTCGCCGTGATTGTCAGAAACAACTACGAAGCGGCGCGGTTTGAATTTCATGGGATTTTACTCGCTCTCCACCACTACCGGGCTCTTTACGATGCGGCGGATCTTGAGAATGACGTAAACCAGAGTGGCGGTCGCCGATAGCCCACCGACCACCGCAGCATAAAGCCCGATGTAGATGGTGGCCTGCCCGATCCACACCGGAGGCGCAGTGAGCTGCGACGCACCGAATAGGCTCAGCGAGCTGGTGCCGGTTCCGAGCTGCACGGCGCGGTCTGCGAGAAGGTCTGCAAGGATGGTTTTGATGGTGGTCATGCGGCGGACTCTTTAGCGTGGATCTGGTTGGCTGCGGCGAAGGCGGCGGCAGCGACGAGAAAGAGCAGCGTGGCACCCGTCACCCACGGGTGGGCCTTGGTCCACTGGTAGGCCTGGAGCATCACGAAGACCGAGCCGCCGGCACCGATGAGCGCGTAGCCGATGCGCGGCCCCAAGAAGGCAAGCTGGGCCATCAGAAAAAACGTAGCGACTCCACCAGCGACAAGCAACGCCACGAGTGCGTAGCCACCGATGATGATGGTGCGATCGGTCTGGTTGCGTGCCTCGTCGCGCTCTTTGGTAAGGGTCGCAATCTCCTTGAGGAGCTGCGCCGCCTCGGCCTCAAGTGCCTTGACCAGCCGGGATACGTCTGCCGCCGGAGCAGCCGCAACTGCGGCGCGCTGTGCATCGGTGTGGGGCTTGGCTGCGGGAGCGATAGCGTCGATCTGCGCGGCCTCGGAGAGCACGGTGCGGTCCTTGCCATCCTGACTCGCTACAATGGGCGCAGAGACCACCGCAGGCCGCAAAGCGGGGGCGCGGGAGGTTGAGCATCCGGTCAGCGCAAGCAGGGCGAGGAGAGCGACGGTGGGGTTCATGTGAGTAGGTGGAAAAACAGCGTGCAGATGCCAGCCATCACCCCGACGCCGATCACAACGACGGAGAGCAGGAACTGGATGGCGTCTTGTTCGTCGCGGTTCATTCGATTACGTCCGTTTGCGTTAGCTCTAAGCGAAGAGCATCAAGGGCAGCTTGCTTTTCAGCGTCCTTGGCGATGCCAAGGGCTTGTAATGCAGCAGCGTTTTCGCGGATGAGGTCATCGCGGAAATTGGACAGCGCAACCATGTGCTGCGTGATACCAAGGGAGGCAATAAGTTCTTCAAGTTGCATAGGTTTAGTTGGTGACCAAGAAATTAACACGGGTCTCAGCGGTAGGTGCAGTAGTTGGGTAAATCGTAAACGAACCCGCAGCAGCAACGGCGATTGCGCTCCGCATCGTCGTATCGTTAGTGGCAACCGTTAGCAGGATAACGCTGTTTATGGTGACAAGCGAGTTGGTTACGACTAGTGAACTTGCAGCAGCAGCAAAGTTTACCGCACCACTAGACTTATTTATCGTTTGTGCACCAGTTGTAGCAACAGCGGTGATCGTCTTAGAGAGGCGGATTTCGTTTAGCGAAAGTGCGCCAGTAACATCTCCAGCCGAACCGCCAGAACCAACACCAACAACACCTGCAGATACGCGAGAAAGACAGGTGTCCCTAGAACCGTTTAAGGTTGCGTTGCTGCCCCATGAAAAGCAAAGGCTTGATGAAGCGTGAAATCCATATTGCAAGCTGCCGCTGAGTTGTGAAACGGAATTACCACTTGAATTGGTGCAACTGACTGAACCTTGCTGACCACTTTGTCCAGCAGTAAAAAAAGATGCCGCCATGCCCGCTTGTAGGGAATCGTCTGCCAACCTTGATTCAAGAGTTGCTCCATTTCGCTTTAGTGCGGGAAATGATGATGTGGTTCCAACAAGCCGAATCAAACCAGAGGCATCTATAGTCGTAAACGCACCAGTAGAAGCAGTAGTCGCGCCAACCGTTCCGTTAATGTTAATTGAAGCCGTGCCAGTTAGGTTTGTGACCGTGCCACTAGATGGCGTGCCAAGTGCGCCACCGTTTACTACGGGTGATCCTGCGGTTCCGATGTTGATCGCCAGCGCAGTCGCCACATTCGCGCCAAGGCCCGTGATGCCACCAACCGCAACCGTGGGAGTCACCCAAGCGTCATCGTAGTCATTGCTGGAGACTTTCGCCAGCACCTGACCCGTCGTGCCGCCACTTGGGATCGCGCCTGCACCGATGCCGCCGACGTTCACGGTCCAGACTGCGTAAGTGCCAGAGCCAGTGTGACTATTTACGTCTACCACCAACGCACCCGTCGCCGAGTTGTAGCTCGTCACCGCTGCGTGCATGTGGTGTGCCGCATCAAAAACGATGGTAATGTCTTGCGTCGGCGAATAGGCGAGGCCCGTGCCAACGGTGAAAGTTTTGGCTCCGTTGCCAATCGTGTTCGAGGTCGTCGAGCTGGTCAGGTAGCGGTCGCCGACTTGGGAAAGAAAGGCGAGGGGATTTGTGTTTATGGTGAGGCTGCCGTTTACCGAGCGAACGGCAGAATAATCATTGAGCACGTTGTCGAATATTTTTAATACGCCCTCCGCGCCGCTGTTATCGCCAAGCAAAACCTCGCCATTGTCGGTCAATTCTAGCACGTTCCCAGTAGCCTGTCCAACATCTCGATACGCTGCGGTGCCGAGGCCACTCACTCCACCACCAGAATCCACACCACCACCCGCACCACGAGCCGCGACCAGCATCCACTGCTTTGACTTTTTAGAAGGCGGCTGGGTGGGGTTCTCGACAAGGGCGATGTAGGAGGAGCCGTTGCTGCTAACGTAATCGAAGGGCTTGTATTTCTCGCCGGGCTCGTAGGCTCCGCGAGGGTTGAAGGATTGGGGAGCGGCGGCCTGCGCTTCCGGCTTGGCGAACTCAGTCTTGAGCGCGGCGAGTTGAGCGGGAAAATTGGCCTCAATTTCCGTCATGCGCTGCGCGATTTCGGCGGCGGCGATGTTTGCGGCCCCGGTGGTTTTCGCGGCCATTTCGCGCACCGTCTCCATCTCGCTGCGAACGGCGGAAAGCTCAATGGGCAACGCCTGCGCGATGCCGTCAATGCGCTGGCTGAGTGCGCTTGCCGTTGCGGTGGTGTGTTGCGCCAACTTTTCCGCAACGCTTTGAACGGCCTCGTGAAACTGCGTCTGGATAACCGCCGCCTGCTTTCCGCCTTTGGTCTCTAGCGTCTGAATACGCTTCAGCGACTCGGCCAAACAGCGCGCCAGCTTGATTTCGCGGGCGTGCGATTCGCTTAGGCACTCGGCAAACTTCGTGAGTTGTGGATTCATTTAGCGGTGTCGGTGAAACCAGAAAGCAAGTCGTTAAAAATCACGTTGCCGCCGATGTCGCGGCCTAGCTTGCGGACGCCGGCAGTGTTGCGGTGGGCGAGACCCTTGGCCACGTCGAGGTGCGCTTGCATGGCGGCGGGCGTGGTGGCGGAGGGCTCGGGCGGCAGAGCAGAGACGGCCTGCGCGACTCGGTTGGCGGATTCCTGCGCCATGCCGGCGGACAGCATGAACTCCTTGGCGGTGTCGGAGGTGATCTCGCCAGCGCGTAGGTTTTCCAGCACCGAAATCACAGCGGTGACCTGCGCGCCATTAAGGTTGGAGAGCTCGGCGGAAATATCGGCAAAGCGGCTTGCGCTGGGTGCTATCGCGGCTTGCGATGCCTCGGCGGCGGCTGCACCGACCTGCGAGCCAGATGCAGCTGCGGCGGAAGGCGTGGAGGGCAACGAGGAAGTGGTCAGGCGGATGGCGGTCTCTGGCACGCCGTAGCGGGCGGCGAGCTCCGAGACTTTCGCGGCCTCAATGGCAAGCTGCTCAAGGGTGTCCTCGTAGTCGTATCCATTCTCGGCGGCGATCTGCTGGCCGGATTTGATGCCCTGGCGGTTTTCGTTGAGGTTGGCGGTGGACTCGCGGCCCACGTCGATCGACATCCGAGCGGGCCAACGCCACTCACCACGAAGGGCGCGGCGAAGGGCTTGCACCTCGGTCTCGCCAGCTTTTGCGGGCGGGGCGGGGATTTCGCCTTCGGCAATGGCGATCAGGATCACGTCGTTCTTGATTGGGTCAAGCACCTTGTCGGAGAGCACGCCACGGTGGCGGTCCCAGACGCGATCAGCCTGAGCGAACTCGGCGCGGACGTTCGGGCCTTTGTAGCCTTGGGTGCCGAACAGCACGCCGCCGGGGATGCCGAGGCCCATCGCAATCTCGTCCATCAGATGCTCGACAAAGCCGGTAAAAGCGGACGACGGGCGCGACGGCATCACCTCCACCTTGTCGGAGGTGTTGAAGTATTTGATCATGCCCATCTCGGACAACTCGTCCTTGCGCTGCTGCCCGTTTTCAAGGGTGAGCGACGGCGCTGCGCTGAAGGCTTGGCGCAGCGAGGCGGACCCGCGCTCGTTGAAGACCAGCGCGGCCTGCTGGGATGCAAAGCGCACGCCGACCTTCTCGGCATCGAGGATGCCCTTGAGCATTCGGGCGGTGTTGATCACGGCGTGGAACTCGGTGACGCCGCGGTATTGGTCGGCGCGGAAAGGATCGAAATAATGGCAGAAGGCGCGGGCGGGGACGTCCTCGGGGTTTGAGTAGGAGCCGTTGCGGTCGCGCTGGAACACGCGATAAGCGACCGGCTTTCCAAAATCATCAACGACGATGCCGTCGATGTATTTGTCGAAGTTCGAGATCTGGGCGGGGTTGCCGATTAGGTCGGCAGGGACGAGTTGGAGACGAAGGCCGTCGGCGGTCTTACGCAGCGCGAACCCGCAGTCGCCGTCCACGGGGCGCATTTGCAACGCCATGCCGATTAGCTGGCGGAAGCTGTGGCGACCGGTGACGTCGGCCTTCTTGCACCAGGCGTGGAAGTAGTCGGCGATGGCGCGGTCGTAGTCGCGGTCACCGGTGGCGGGGCTCCACTCGTTGGGCGTGCAGTTGAGAGCGAACTTCTCAGGAACGCCAGCGATGGCGGAGAAATTGGCGATGAGGTCGCGGGCCTCAAACATCATCACCTTGCGCTCGCGGCTCGTCTTCGGGCTCTCGCTTGGTGCTTCGTTGGTGCGAGGATTAAAGAGGCGATTTGCTTGCGCGGCCTGATACTCAAAGAGGTGCTTTTCGATGCGGGCGCGGAGGCGCTGCGTTGCCCAGCCCGGTGCGATGGCACCGAGCGCACGCTCAAAAGCGTTCTGATTCTGCACGAGGCCGGCGATGTCGGGACGTTCCATGGTTACCAGGTGTTCGGGCTGTTAAAACTCACAAAGGTCGTCTCGGCGGTGGTGCCGCTGGCGATGTCGAGCGCGGCCTGGAGCTGGCCCACCATGTCCTTTACCTCGTTCAGATTGGCGCGGGTGAGGCTGCGCCCGTTAAGCGAGTAGCTCTGGTTGGTGAGGATGGCGGACAAACAGGCGACGGCCTGCGTTTTCAGCGTGGTGAGCGTCGCCGAATCGAGACCTATAAAAGGGTTTGCCATCGCCATATTAAAAAGGGCGGTTCGTAAAACTTTACGGGGCGGGGCAGATATGTCCCAAATCTCCCTCTGCATGATCGTCGGCAACGAGGCGGCTCATATCCTCGCCTGCCTCAACTCTTTCGGCCCCGCCTTTGACCAGCTCTCGCTGGTGCGGGCCTGCGGAAACCGCGCAGCCGACGACACCGCAGCGACTGCGGCGGACTGGTGCGCGGCGAATGGAAAAAAGTTCGTGTTTTCTGAATATAAAAACGGACCCAGCGCGGCGGACTGGGACCACGTGGACTCCTTTGCCGCGGCGCGTAACGCCAGCTTCGCGCAGGCCAGCGGAGACTGGCTCATGTGGTGCGACGCCGACGACGTGGCGGTGGGCATTGAGGGCGTGCGGGCCTGCGTGCAGACCACCGACGCCGACCTCCTGCTGTTTCCCTACGACGTGCCGGGGACAAACAAGTCGCCGATGCGGGAACGGTTAATCTCGCGCAAGATCTGGGATGCGGGGCGGCGCTGGATTTATGCGGTCCACGAGAACTTCTGCTGCGAGCCAACCGACCGCCGGCATAATTTTGCAACGCCGGTCTGGCGCCACGCGCCGGTGGCGGAAAAGCCGATGAGCCATGCGCGCAACCTCCGCATCCTGAGCAACCAGCTGCGCGATGCGGCCAGCCAGCTTTTCTACGTTCACCAGGAGCACTACTACGCGAAGTCGAAAGCGAAGGCGCGGGAGTTTGGCGAGATCGCGCTCTCTATGCCCAACCTCCACGAGTCGTTCCGGTTTGAGATATTGATGAACCTTGGCCGCATGGCCGAGACGCCGCAGCAATCGCTGCCTTGGCTTGGTCAGGCTTTTGCCGAGAACCCGCACCTGCGCGAACCGCTGGCTGCGCTGATCGCGGCCAACCTTGAGCTTGGCAACCACCAGCGGTCGGCGGACTGCGTGCAGGCGATGCTCGCGCTGCCCGAGCCACCGGCCCACCGCCGGCCTTGGTCTTACGAGGCGAAGTGGTATGGGTGGGCGGGGCTGGATCTAGCCGAGCGCATTGCCCGGCTCAATGGCCGCGAGCCGGAGAAGCGGGAGGGCGTGCGGATCTCGCTGCTCCATGCCACGCGGGGGCGGGCTCAGGCGGCGTGGGAGTGCCGCGAGCGTTGGCTTGGCATGGCGGCGAATCCGGCAGCGGTGGAGCATATCCTCGCGGTGGATTCTGACGATGCAGGGAGCGTGGAGCTGGCGAAGCAGTTCTCCCACGTGGTGGTCGAGCCCGGCTCGTGCGTGCGGGCATGGAACGCAGCGGCGAAGGTGGCGCTTGGGGACGTGCTGGTGCAGTTGTCGGATGACTGGATTCCCTGCTACGGCTGGGACACTGCAATCCTCGCCGAAATCGGCGACACCTCGCAGGAGTGGGTGCTGGCCGTCAGCGACGGCAACCGCACCGACTCGCTGCTCTGCATGGCCATCTTGACCCGCGCCCGCCTTGAGCGGCAGGAAGGCGGCACGCTCTTCTCGCCTAAGTATTTGTCGGTGTATTCCGACAACGAGTTTTCCCACCGAGCTTGGCGGGATGGCGTGGTGATCGACGCCCGCGAGCGGCTCAAGTTCCGCCACGTCCACCCTTACTTCGACTCGTCGGTGCCGATGGATGCGACCTACAAGGCGAGCAACGCAGCCGAGCGTTATGACCAAGGGCGGACGGTGTTTGAACTCAGGAATCCTGACGCTGTGTAAAAGGCAGCAAGCGATTCATTGCATCCTGCCGCTTGGCACAGCCGCACTTTGATTTGTCGAGGCCGATGACGCGGGCGATGGGCTCGGCAAACTTTGCAACAAGATCGCCCAGACCGCGCATGGGCGCGGCAGCGACTGCCTCGGGTGTGCATTCGCCCCACGTGCTCCAACGTTTGATGCCGCAGCTTGAGCACTTGTCCGCTGGATCTGGACGAGGATTGCACGGCGTTGGGCAATCTTTGCAGATGTCTGAGCGAACTTGAATAACTCCGGTGGGAATCATGGGCAGGCGGTGCCGTCGCAGACGGTGCGGACGTTAGCGACTAGCGTAGTGCCGTCAGTTGCGGGAACGGCTAGTTCGTAGTATTTCCAAGGTGCGGTTCCGGTGCTGCCGATGAGCGGGTAGGTGCGGGTCACGCCATCGACGTAACCCAGCGGAGTCGTGCCAGTGGGCTGAGCGTTGTCAGCATATTCGGTTTCGGTTCCAAAGTGTGCGGCGAGAAGAATGGTCTCGGTGCCGTAGTAGCTTAGGTTAAGCGTGGGGTTGGTTTTGAAACCTGAGCCAGCGGCGGTCAATGTTACTCCGCTGATTGCGCCGGAAGAGTTGAGTGCGACCGTTGCAGTTGCTCCGGCGCCGCTTCCACCCGTGATGGATAACGTGGGCAAATAATCACCCTGCAACACAACCGTGATGCCTGTGACTGCGCCACCCGAAACCGTAGCCGTAGCAGTTGCACCCGATCCGCCGTTGCGCCCTGTGATTGTGACGGTGGGTGCAGAGGTGTAGCCCGTGCCTCCTGCGCCAACGCTGATCGCGGTGACTTTGCCATCTGCCGAAAATCCGGTGACCGTTGCAGTTGCTCCGGTGCCGCCACCGTCAGAGATGGTCACGGTGGGTAGGTAATTGCCGCCGTGGACGACTTCGATGGACGTGAGCGCATGGCCGGCATCCGCCACCTCTCGCTTTACCCACTTGCCGCCAAGCGTGGTGCCACCCCAGACCGCGCACTTGGCGGTTTCGGTGCCGAGGTGGATAATTAAATCGGCGGCGGTTGAGTCGGTGACTTTCGCCGTGATAGTCAAGGTCGGCTCGCTTGTGTAGGCAGACCCGCCCGTAACTGTTACGGCTGCAATTCCGCCCGTAGAATCCACCGTGCAAGTCGCGGTGGCGCTTGACCCGCCGCCGCCCGTAAACGCAAGCGTGGGAAGATAGTTGCCTGCGTTTCCGCCAGTAATTGTGGCGACCTCCCCAGTCGTGGCGAGGGTCGCAATCCAACCCGTCGAAGTCGTGCCTCCACCTGTTGCCGTTTGCACGGTAACCGTGGGCCGGAAGTCGCCCGCTGTGCCTACGTTAATTCCGGTGACCACGCCGCCCGTAACAACTGCGGTGCCGGTGGCGCGAACTCTGGGTGCGGTGACGTTGGTAAAAGCAACTGTAGGCGCGGAGGTGTAGTTAGACCCGCCGCTCGTAATCGTCACGCCCGTGACTGCACCAGATAAATTGATAATTGCGATTGCCGCCGCGCCCGTTCCACCTCCTCCCGAGAATGTGATGAGGGGAATGTAGCCCGCGCCTGGGTTTAGAATTGATAGACTGGCAACCGTGCCATCGCTTGCCATCACGGCAGTCGCGGCGGCATTAGTGCCTAGAGGTGAAGTGGAGATGGTGACGGTTGGACGATAAACTCCGCGTGCGTAAACTTCCACGCTGGTAACCGCAACGCCTGCCTCGGCGATGAACCGCTCAACCCACGATGCGCGGAGTTGTTTGCCCGTGTTTACTTTCGGGATTTTGAAGCGCAGGCGGTAGCGGGACTCGCGGATGGAGTAGCTGAGTTCGTCTGTGGAGAGGTTCGCGAAGCTGCCTGCCGTGCCGTTCCAGTCGTCGTCGTAAGCGGGCAGTGCTGCAACTACTGTGGATATTAGGAGAGCATTAGTGTATTCGTTAGAAAGGGTGCAGCTACCAGCTCCAGATTGATATGTAGCGTAAGTGCCAGAAACCGCAGTAGCACTGATTGAATTAAAATACACTTCAGAGCTGAAATCAGCGCAATCGCCCTCGTATGGACAAATATTAGCATATCCTTCGTCCAGCAAGTTTTTGGGGCCAAAGCCTTGCTCAAATATTCGGTATGCATATGTTAGCCCCGTAAGTGGCTCAGTAATTATTATTGCAGCTCCGCAAGCATCTTCATTGCATGTTGATGGGTTAAGAGTAGCACTTCCAGCGTATGTTATATCATACGAATCTTGGTTATCGTCGCAAGGTTTTTCTCCGTTGGCATCAAAAAAAACTGTTGCTGATATCCCTGCAAGAGTCGCGGTAAGGTATTTTTTGGGGGGGGTTGAGACAAATCCTTCAAACTCCTCTATTCCGCATTTCGTTCTACTCGCACTCCGCGAGTCCCACTCCACCGTCGCGGTCGGGCAAGTGCAGCAATCAGGGCATTGGGCGGCGATGCTCATGATTCCCAGATGGCGGTGCCGTTGCAGAGGTAGAGGGTCTGATTGGTATTTAGAATCGAGGTGACCGAGGTGAACGCGTCGCTCGCAGAGGTCCAGCCTCCGATGGTCTTGTATTTGTTGGTCACGGTATCTGCGGTGGCTGTGGAGACGTTCTGCACGATCACGGCGGTGATGATTCCGGCACCGTCAATCCTGGCCTTGATTTCGATCACGCCAACTAAGCCGGTGACGGTCAGAGTCGGGCGAGGAAATGCGCCAAGGGAAACGCCACCGATGGTCGGGACAAAGTTATTCACCAGTCCGGGGTTGATGCTGATCTTGGCGGTGCCGGATTCAACTGTGCCTGTTAGGAACCAAGGCGGGATGCGGTTCTTAATGCTGCTCTTATCAAGGCCGATCAGTATATTGCTCTCGGAGCGCGTGATGATAAGCCCGGTGCCAGCCTCAAGCGGCGGGTTGGCGTCAATGATCTCATTGACCTTTTGCCCAATCGTCGCAAACGGACCGACGACGGAAACCAGCTTTTGAATCTTTTTCATTTGGCTTTCACTTGAACCGTGCGGCGCTCGTAAAAGTTGCCTTCCCAGCGGTTAAGAGTTTGGGCTTCGGCGGTAATGGAGAACGATGATTTACTAGCTCGGTCGGAGCTAACTTTTGCAATGTAGGTCGAAATTGTAAAATCGGTCGAGGTCGTAAGCTCTACGCTAGAAAGAAGCGGTGCGGTGTTATTGGCTGAAAAAGTAACGACGGTTGCATCTGCCAAATCAGGCACGTTGGGGCCGCCGATTGTAAAATCGCTTACCAAGAAGTAATCCAATGTAATCTTAGCCATGCTGCTTGCGTTGATCGGATCTCGGATGAATTGATAGCCTGGAAACTGCGCTGCCATGGTAGTGTATTCAACGCGATCTGCCGGCGTAATTGCGTAGTAACGGCTCCACTGGTGCTGGCCACCACCGATGGATCTAAAATCAGACTCGCGCACCAAGACGAAATTGGTGTAGCCAGCGCCGGTGTAGGTGGAACTCATCGCCAGCGGAGACCAGCTGGAGATGTTCTGCTGAAAGGTCTGGCGGAATAAAACCTTGTCGGTAACACCGGGAAACGGTGCTTGCCATTCCATCGGGCCAACGGTGGCGACGGCAGTAAATGCCACGCCTGCGCCGGGGTAAAAGGTAACGGAGGTAACGCTCATTTTATTTTTTGTGGGGCGAGTGTGTCTTTGTTAAGAATTTGGAGTTGCTCCTTAATTTCCACTAATTCTTTTTCCATTGCCGCGTTGGGGTTGGCATCGGAGATGCGGGAGCCGAGAAGATTCTCGTTGGTGGTAATTCTGGAACGTGTTTGATCAAGCTCACTGCGGATACGACGGCCTTTTCCAAGTGGATCTTCGCCCATTATTGAAGGTATGCCTCCGATGGAATCCACTTTTGCTGAGCTAATTCCTCCTGGATTGTAAATGCCTCCTGTTTTTATTCCAGACGCAAGCTCCTCACGCGCCCGCTGCTCGGCGTCCGCAAGGTCAAGGGCGCTGGCACGATCTCGTTGAAGTTGCGTCGCCCGACCACGAGCAACGCCTCCGATGTTGCGCTTGCCTGAGACGACATCGGCCATGGACGGCAAGAGCGATGCCTTGGCCTGCGCGGCCAGCGTCTGCTCAATGGTCTTTTTTTGCTCAAGGAGGGTCTTCTGCTGCTCTTTGAGTTTGTCGGTGCGGGCTTGTTCGGCGGCGGTTTTTTTATCAATTGAGTCAAAAAAGGAATCAAGCTCGTTTTGAATTGCGTGCTCTTGCTTCTTTTTTCTTTTGTCCTCTTCTTCTGCTGTAAACTTACTGAGATTGTCCCTTGCTTCATCTACTGCTAAATTAGCTTTAGTCAGTTGTAATTTTGTTAAGCCATTTTTATTTGCCTCCTTTTCAGCTTCGGCAAGACTCATCTGCAAATACTTAATTCCATATTTCTTTTTTAATTCATCTGACAAAGATTTACTTCTTTGATCACTTATGGCTTTTATTTGCTCTTCCTCACTGGCGGCATCATTTGCTGCCGCTTCCTGCATAGTGGTTTTATGTTCTTGTAGTGCAATGTTGGCTTTTTCAGACGCGGCTTTAGCTTTGAGTGTTTTTAAGTCTCCCTCTTCGTTTATTGATGTGGCATAAGCTATTTTGAAGTTTAATGACGCTTGATCTGCTTCGTCTTGAAGAAACTTTAATTTCTTTTTTGGATCTTTATCTAATGATTTTAATAAAGAGTCTCTTGTTCGTTGGCCGGATTCTGCCATTAACTCTGTAATTTGTTTTGTTCTTTCGGCTATATTATCAATATATTCGTTGATTTTCTTGTATCCATATACAATTCCAGCAATCGCGGCAGCTACTGCAACGGCAGGGCCAGCCGCCGCAGCAGTTCCTGCTCCGGCGGCTGCGGTAGCAACGCCTGCCGCTTCAGGAAATAATCCTGCTAATACTCCACCTAGTCCAAGTTTACCTCCGATTGATTTAACTAGACCCAATCCTTTAGATGCATTTCTTGATAAAAAACCACCCGTAGCTGCACCAGCAACACCACTTGCAATTTGTCCGCCAGCTCCTCCAGATGAAGCAGCTACCTTTTTTTGAATAGATTTAGTGAATGAGGCATCTGAAGCAGCAACTGAAGCAGATGCTGAGGCTTCGGCTTGTTTTTGAGTTACTCTAACTCTGCCGATCTCAACCATTTTTTTCTCAATCTCAAGTTGAGTTGATAAATATGGTGCAGACCCGGCAATTGCAATCTTTCTTAGATTATAAAGCTGAACCAATTCACCCTGTAAGATTTTAATCTTATTTAGATCAGTAGCCTCTTCAAGTGCTTTATTCCTTCTAAAGTCGGCAAGCTTTGCCTGCGCATCTGCTGATTTTTTTGCCGCTCGATTTGCATCAAGCATTCCCTTCTCAAATTCGCTAATATCCAGCCCGAGGCGTGCGTTGATTTCTGAGAAGAAGGCCATGTGGAAAAAGTTAAGCAGCGGGGCGGTTGATCTCTTCAAGCCAGTCGCTCATTACCTTGTCGGATGGCGACGAGTCCTTGAACTCACCCTCGGCCTCGTTGGCGCGAATGGCTTTGAGATATTGGAAAATGCGCGCGAGCGGGGAGCGCGCCCAGACCTCGCCGGTGGCGGGATCGTGGGGGCCGAGCGCAGAGGCAAGCCTGGTGAGCATGGAGGCCATGAAGCACACGCCGAGGGGCCGGCGGTCGGACTTGCTGCCCTTCGGCGCATCTTGGAAAACGTCGGCCATGTAGGCATCGATTTGCGTGCCGCACTCCGCCAGCGGGTCCACGGCTTTGATTTGGGCCACTCTCTGGATCAGCTTGCGGCGCTGATACCACTTGCGGAGCCGACTGCCCTTATTCTCGACGGAGAGCACCCAGAGAAACTGCATCACGTCCACGGCCTCGGGGTAGGCCTCGCCGGCAACGTAGGGGTTGCCGAGACCTTGCAGCATCAGCATATCGCCGAGGGTCATCTGGCGGATGCGCTCGCCGCATACTACCGAACTCCACTCAATGAACGCCTGCTCGCGCAGCGCGTTCTCCCTCGCCTGCATTGCGTGCCAGCGAGGAAAGTATTTCTCAGCCCATAGAGCGGTGGAGTCCACGGGGTTTCACGTCCTTAAACGGATTCGCGGAAGGTAATATCGACCATCTTAAAACCGTTCTGGGACTCAGGCTTGGAGACCTCGGTGATAAAGAAGGTCACCGAGTTCGCAGTGAACTGGTCGCCCGCTGCGGGAAAGGTTGTGGAGGTGGTGGCGAGCTGGAGCGAAGCCGAGCCGGTGATCGGCTGGCGGATGCCAACTGCACCGTTCGGCGCGCCGACCTCATCCTGGCGGTCGATGACTTGCAGTCCGGTGGAGGTGGAGAAGCTGTTGGCGATGTAGCCAACTGCGCTCAAAGTAAGAACGCGGGAGCCGTAGGGGAGAGTTGCGGTGGTAAGATATGGGATGGCCATGTTACCCATGGCCGCTTCGTAAAAAATCAGACCAGCGTGCCGGAGGTTGGCACGGTGTAGCTGGAGCCAAGCAGACCAATCGGGAGGCGATAGGAAACGGTTGAGGTGTCTTCGCGGGTCTCCTCGGTGACCTCGTGGCTCTCACCCGACTCAACGATGTCGAGCGGCTCAAAGAGCGTGACCACCGGAGAGACAAACGACTGCGCCTCGCGGCTCATCAGGTAGCGAACGCGCTGAAGGATGAGGTCGTGCTGCGCGGCCCCGTCGCCTGCGCGGTCGGAGACGATGGCAATGTCCACTCCAACCTCAAAATGGTTGAAGAAGAACGCGCCGTTGGCGGATGCCATCTGCTCGCTGGCGCGGCTGACGCCGGTGACCGTAACATCAATGCGCGGAGCGACCGCGGCGATGTCGCTGCGGTTGGTGCGGATGGCGGCGGTGGGAACGTAGTTTTGACCGGCGGCGAGGACGCTTTTCACGGCGTCTTTTACCATGTCGGTGATGTCGTATTGGGTGGGCATAAATTATTCGGAATTAAAGGATTTTCGACGAGTCAGGATCTTGCCGGTGGAGGCAAATGAATTGACCAAGCGCTGGATTTCGGCGGTGAGTTTCTTTCCTCGAATTGCAATGGCCATATTGGCTGCTCCCTGTGCGCCAGGAACATGTGATCTTCCGCCTAGAGTGACGGCAAAAGTTTCTCCGCTACCCTCTTCTGAATATGAACCAAGATCACCATGTCGCCTTACCCAAGGAGGTATGCGCTTCATGCCTAAAATCATGGCTGCGGCATTAAATGTGGCCTTGGCAGCTCCAACATTATAAATCAGGTCCGCCAAATATCGTGAATAAACCTCGTTTGGAACTATAAGTTTTTGTTTGGCAACCCATCGACCGATGTTGTTGTCCGCTCTGCCGTAGGACTTGTCGCCCATCTTGTAGTGGTTCGGCGGGCGTCCGCGCTTATCCATCTTACTGCGATGAAACTTGCTTAATTCTCCGGTTGTAAAAGCAACTTTATCCCAATCAATCAAATATGGTTTTTTACTTCCTTTCTTAAAAAACTGCTTTCGGATTTGAGTCGTTCCGCCAAATTCCTTGACCACAAAATGGAGGAACCCTTCTTCGGCGTGGCCTGCGACTTGGGCAAGGTCATGCGTGATAAGTTTTTTCCCTGCCTCAAAGTCAGCGCTATTTCCAATGCTTTTTCCGTAATTACCTTTTGCAAATGGTGGCGTGAGCTTCATGAACTCGCCGATAAAAAGCCGTGCCTCTTCTCGGATTAACTCGGTAGAATTGGCTCGTAGCTCACGCACCGCCCGCTGCGCGGCCATGCGGAACTCGGCGGTATTGAGGTCGATATTCAGGTTCACGCGAGGCGCTTGTTGAGCGTGCAGTCGTAGGCTTGCAGGTCCGGCTTGAAGTCGGTGATGCGGTAGGTGGTCGAGTCGAAGGGGCGATAGACCAGCGCGTTGATCGTGGGGGTGTAAACGCCCCGGCTGAATGCCAGGCTGACGGTCGCATCGGTGCGGTTGCCGACGAGCTCAAAACCGAACTGCTGGTCGGTCTGGCCGAACACGCCAGAGTAGGTCACGCCACCAACGACGAAGGCTTCGCCGGAATAGGTGGTGGAGCAGATGGCGCTCATGTCGGTTTCAAGTTGGGTAAGGTCGAAGTCGCTCATAGTCGTGCGTAGATACAATTGGCCGCATTGTTGAATATCCGCTTCATGCCGTGGCTGGCGGCGTGGTTGTCGAACGGCACGATGTCGCTGCCGTTGTGCTCAACGCAAACCAGCCGCACGCCGAGGGCGGATAAATCGAACTGGCGGAAGATCAGGAGGTCCGATCCTTCGGCGTCAATGCTTAGGAAATCCACCCGCGAAAGTTCGGCGCGCTTGAGCAGGCTTGCGACGGTCAGGGTCTCAACCTGAACCTCGGCAAAGGTGTAGCAGCTCCACCTTTGCAGTTCCGATTCGACTAGCGACGAAACCATGTGCCGGCTGTTGGCGTCGGACTCGTGGAACGTTGCCTCTCCGTCCTGATCCGACACGGCGACCTGATAGGCGCAGGCGTTGGGGAGGTTCTGCTTGAGCTTGGCGAACGCTGCGGCCCCGGGCTCAACGTGGACGCCTCGCCAGCCCAGATCGACGAGGGCGCGGGTGTTGGAGAAGGTCACGCCGTCGTTGGCTCCGATGTCGAGGAACACGCCAGGTGCGCCGCAGTGGGCCAAGATGACTGCTTGCTCGCCGTGCTGAGAGTAATCGTTCATGCCCAAAAAAGCCCACCCCGGTAAAAGGGTGGGCTCAGAACTAAGCGCTTATGGCTTAGGAATATTGAGTAGCAATAATTTCCCCAGCGGCGGAATTGACAACCTTTTCGGCGGTCGAGTGCGCGGCGCGAACGATGTCCGACTTGATCGGTTCGTCACGGTAGGTCTCGACGTTGAGAACGGTGCCATACTGCGACCAGTTGAGGGTGTAGGCAGCGCCACCGTCTAAGATGCTGGTGCCGACATTACCCACCCAAATGTAGCTGTTCGACCAGATCAGGGAGCTGGAGAACGCGATACCTTCGGCAGCACCATCATAAGCGGCGCGACCGATGAGGACGCGGTCAACACCGAACACGTCGGCCATGGCGGACGCATCAAGGTTTAGGATAGAATCGCTTGAAACACCTGCACCGCGAGCGCGGTTCTGGAATTTCGTGGAAGCGCGGAGACGGGTGGCGACCTGATAGGGGATGACGACGGTGTTCGCGGTCTCGCCCTTGCTGATCAGACGATCCTTGGCATCATCGACGTCATTGCCGACATCGAACGTGGCGATGTTGGCGGTGGTGTAAGCGGTGCCAGAGTTGGTGCTGGTGAAGGTAGTGGCATTGAACAGCACGGCGGCGGCGCGGAGCTCGTGAGCGAGCAGGAGCTTGCGGCGGGCAAGGCGGGTGGCGATCACCTCGGAGTCGAAGAACGTGGCGTTCTTCAAACGGATCGTGTCATCGACAGCCTGCTCGAAACCATACTCCAAGCAAGTGTAGGTGTCCTGAACAAAAGACGAGGTGCCGCGAGCAAAGCCGGAGTAAGGCGCACGGGCCTTAACCTCGGTCTTGAGCAACTGGCCCTGTTGTTTCTGGAACTTAGGATATTGACCTTCGGGAAGGGCAACCTCGACAACGGGCAGCGCGAGCGTGCCAATGAGGTTCTTCTCCCAGCCTTCGGTCTCGAAAACGTGACCGGCCAACTCGGCGCGGTAAATGGCATTTGAATTTGAATACATGATGGGTAGTGATTAGAGGGTGTTGGCGATGAACTCGATGATCGCGCCAGTGACGGCGGAGGTGGTGAGGGACTTGCCGATGGCGACGGTGCCGGCAGGCGAAACATTGCCGGCGTTGGCGGCATAAACCACGTCACCGATGGTGATCGGGGAAGCGGAGAGCGCGCCTTTCTGGGTGCCGGGGTTGTGAAGGAATTTGACCGAGACGTAATCGCCAGAGGCGCCGTCGATCAGAGCGAAACCGTCCGGCTTGGTGGAGCCGGAGTTGAGGGTGATGCCGCCATTGCTGGACAGCACCACGGCGCGGAAAGCGGTAACGGTGGTGTTCGCAAGGAACGTGCCGTTGCCTGAATATAGGGTGGACATGGGATGGATGGATTAGGGTTAGAACAGAATCACCTCGCCCTTTTGGGCGCGGGAAAGGTAGGTGGCGTAGAGTTCGGGCTTCTCGGCCTGAGTCTTACGCACGGCGTCGTTGTGCTTGGTGCCGCCGGCCTTGAGGGCGCGAACGATGCTCTCGAAGCTCTCGGCGGTGGGCTCGACCGCAGGAGCGGAGAACTTAACCGGAGCAGGGAGATTGGCCGAGAACTCGCGCAGGACGGACAGCGCGGCTTCTTTGGCAGCAAGTTGGACCTTGGCCTTGTCGGCTTCGGACATGTTGGTGGCATGCGCAGCCGTATCGACTGCGTTGGCGGCTTCAAGGGCCGCGATTTTCTCGGCCAGGGGGGCGAGGGCGGCAGCAATCGCTGCCTGGATTTCTTCGGGAGTCATTTGTGGGGGGGAGGTGGGTTGGGTATCGCCGGCCTGAAATAGGCCGGAAGGGTTTGCGGCGGGCTCACTCACGATGTCGGCGGAGTAAATCTCCGTGCATCGGGCAAACACGTGGTCGCCGATCTTTTCGTCGGCGCCGGAAAATGAGATGGAGAGGCCGAACGTGTCGGGAATGGTCGAGGCGATCTCCAGCACGTAGTCGCGGTGGGGAGAGGACTTGAGCAGGGTCAGGTCGGCGCGCACGGCGTCGCCTTCAATGCGGAAACCGCGAAGGTAGCCGACGATGGCACCGGCGGAGTCGGTGTGGTCGAGCTTCACCTTCATGCCGCCCTCGTAGGTGTTGGCTTGAGCGACCACGCCGGCAAGGGTCGTGTCGTCCACCGACATCCCGTGGCCGAGAGCTGGGCCTTTGGTGATGACTGCAACGCCGTAGATCACGCCCTCAGCCGCATCAATGCGGTTGCCGAGGGTCGCAAACTGGGTGCAGAAATTGGACACGGTAGCCATTACCAATGGCTCGCATCGTAAAAAGTGGCGGGGTGAGGCGATTGCCAGCGCCCCCGCCTGCGCTGTGATAAAACCCCGGATGGGGACTAGCCGCGCCCCATCGCGTCGGAGGGTTGGCGGTAGCTACACAAAACACGGGAACCTAAACCCGCATTAGGCGGGCGAGCGTAAAATGTGGACACGAAAAACCCCACCGTTGCGGGTGGGCTTGTGATCTGATTTGGAAAAGGTTCCGACTACTCCCTGTTAGGCAGAAGAATAAAGGCCGCGATATATCGCCCGGTTCCCTTGCCTCGGGATCCGTCCTCGGTCGCCAGCCAGCGCACGTCGCCCAGATTGCGGATGTTGCCCGCTCCGGTCGCGTTGAGCATCATCAGAACCCACTTGTCCACCGGATAGACCACGACGGACAGCTTTCCTTTTTTCTGCTCCTCTATCGCCTTTCGCATCCATGCGGTCGGGCCTTTTTTTTTCCCGTTGTGCATGATGGATCCAAAGGGCGGGTTTACCCAGTTGCGTTGCCCCCATTCGCAGGTCAGGCCGTCGAAGTCCGCAGGTTTGGGGCAGGGGCATGGGTCGAAGTCGAACGGGCCGAAATCGGCCACCAGCTTGGCGATTGCGGGTTCCTCCCATGGCGTCAGCCAGTAGTGCTTGCCGTCCTCGCCGTTGCCGAGATGGAATTTGTTATCCGCAGGGCTGAGTTGGGATTGGTGTAGCGTTTGTATCATAAAGAAAATCGGAAGACGGAGTTGAACCAGCTAAATCAAAGATTCTTTTCTTAGGCTCACGCAGGGCTCCGCAGAATACCACGAGCCAGCGCGACCGCGATCTGCATGGCAGCGGTGTCAAGGGCGTGATTGTTGTTTTGCTTCACCTCGATCCAGTGCCAGATGCCAGGTCTCACCTCGCGCTTCTCCTCGCTTTTGACCTGCTCAGGCCAGAGCGGGTTGTGGTCGTCGGGGAGCAAATAGGGGAAGCCGCGACCGGAGAGGCTAGCGGAGAGGACGTCCTTGGCCCACTCGCCGTCAAACTCGATGTAAGGTGCGGTCTGGTCGTTGCCGACCGTCGCAAACAGGGTGTCGGAGATGGGCGTCAGAATCATGCTGCCGTCATGGGCGCGCATCGGCCAGCGCTTGCCTTTAGTCTTGGCGCCTTGGATGCCGCTCCAACCGAACGCAACCGAGTCGCGGTCCACCTCGCTCGGCATATAGCCGCGATCCTGACCGACTGCGTAGTCCTTCACGCCGTAAATGCGCTGGAGCTCGCGCAACATATCGCGGGTTTCGACTTTGCCAAAGTAGAGCTGGCGGTAGGTGGGCTCGGGAGTCCACGCGCCGATCTCCACCCACCAGCCGGCCTGCTGCTTGTCGCAGGTCATCACGCGGGCGATCTCGCCAGGCAGCGGTGCGTCGCGGTGGGTCTGGCTGGTGTAGCCGGAGGGCTTGCGGTCGCCGAGCTCGATCACGTTGCGCTCGATGGTCCAGAAGCCGGCCTCCTTCTTTTGTTTGAAATTGCGCCGCTCGGTCTCGTCGCCCATCTTGGCGAACACGTTCTCCGCAGCGCAGAATTGGGCGGCAAGGGTTTCCATCGGGAGCGCAACCACGGCGTCGTAGGTGAAGCTCACGCGGCGGCGGGCGGGTGCCTCGCCGGTGGGTGTGACGTAGCGGCCCGTCGTGCGCCACTGGTGGCGGGTGCGGTCGGTGTCGGCGTGCTCGTGGCCGCAATGAGGGCAGACGAAGCGCACCGATGCCGCGGCGAGTGCAACGTCGAAGGTGCCGTCGTCGCGCTTCGCCTTTGCATCCCATACCACGCCCGCGCGTCCACCATCGGTGCGGCTGCATCGAAACTTCAGCGGCATAGGTTTGGCGCAGCCAGCGCAGTCGGCGTGCCAGACTTCTTTCGTGCCGCCGTCAAAACTGGTCCAAGCGGTGTCGCCTTCGGTGCCGCCTTGGGAGATGTCGAGGATGTGAGAAATGCCTTGGGCCTCGAAAGCGGAGACGCGGGCGAGGGCATGCGGGTAGATCTCGGCCCAGCGAGGGAACCAAAGCTCGTCGTTGATTTTGAAGCGGATGGATTGGCTTTGCTGGTGCGCGAGGTTGGCCGAGTTAAGAACCAGGAACTGGTTGCCGAGAAAGATCTCTTGCTGGGTGCGGAGCGGGCCTGGGCGCGGAAGCAGGCGGGCGACGGACTCAATGGAGTCAAGCAGCGGCATCAAGCGGGTCTTGGCTTCCATCGCGGCCATCTCGTCGGATTGAAACGTGAAGGAGCAGGGACCGGGGTCGTTGGCGAGGCGGTAGGCGACGGCCAACTCGGCGAGCAGGGTCTTGCCCGTTTGCACCGGCGCGATGAGCGTGGTATGGCGGCAGAGCGGGTCGGTGAGCGTCTCAAACGGGCGCTTGAGCCACGGGGAGTTGCGGATGTCGAAGCGACCGCGGATCGGCGAGCCGGGGATGTCGGCAACGTGGTCACGCGCCCACTCGTAGATGGGGCGGGTATCACGCGCCGGGATGCCCCAAGCGTCGGCCAGCGGTTGAGGAATCCTAAGCATCGGCCTCGGTGGTCTCGTCCTCGGTGTTGAGTTCTTCCATGGCAGCGGCTTCGTCTTTCTGGGTCTGCTCGTCTTCGCCGGCCATGATCTCGGGCGCTATCTCGCCCACGAAAAGCGTGCGGCTGATTGCGCTGAGCTCGGCGACGACGGCGCGCATCTCTTCGCGCATCTCGGCGGAATCTTTGCCGACCAGCCGCGCCGGCGCTTCGGTCTCTAGCTTGGTTGCAAGGATGCTGCCCCACTTTGCCGTAGCGAGCGTGACCATTGCGCGGATCTCCTCGGCGGCCACGACGTCCTTGTCGCGCACCGAGTTCTCGCGCTGCTTCATTTTTAAGTCCTCAAGGGCGATGAGTCGCTTGACCTCGGCAAGCTCCTTGCTGCCGCCAGTGCGGTCGGCGCGCTCGCGCAGGAACTTAACGTAGCCACGCACCGAGTCCATCAGCGCGTAGGTGCCATGCCCGACCTTCACGATCACGCCCGCGCTGGCGAGTTGCTGCACTCGCATCGGGGTAAGGTCAAAGACCTTGGCCAGCGTGGTGACGCCGACGCCCTTCGTTTTGTCGGGGCCGCTCATTTCTTTGCGCCTTCCATCTTGGCCTTCGTCTCGTCAAAGGTTTTGCCGGTGGCTTCGTTGGTCGCCTGCTTGCCGGTAAAGTTCTGCCAGCGGGTGACGATTACGTCCACGTATTTGGGGTCGAGTTCCATCAGGCGGGCGGAGCGGCCTAGCTGCTCGCAGGCGATGGCCGTGGTGCCGGAGCCGCCAAAGGAATCAAGGACGACGCCTCCCACCTTTGAACTGTTGCCGATCTGGTAGGCAAACAACTCGACCGGCTTCATCGTCGGGTGCTCGGCGTTGCGGCTCGGCCTTTCAATTCTGATCACCGAACCAGCAAGGTCTTCGACCATCATTTCTATTCCATGAATCCGAAGGTTTCGTGAGCCAACTGATAGTTGAAGGGAGCCGTCTTCGTTTTGTTGGATGATCTGCTCGGCGGACTCGCGCACCGTGGTCTGCTTGCGGTCGCTGCCCCAGTAGTGGGCTGCGCCTTCTTTCCATCCGTAAAGACAAGGTTCGTGCTTCCACTGGTAGTCCTGCCGACCCATCACTAGCGAGCTCTTTACCCAGATCAAACACTGGCGGACTTTCCAACCTACGTCTTGCGCAGCACCGCGGAAATTAAAGCCCTCTGAGTCGGCGTGCCAAACGTAGAACACCGCGCCCTCTTTCATCACGGCGTCGGCTGCACCGTAGGCGGCGACTAGGAATGCGCGGAAGCTGGCGTCGTCAATGTCGTCGTTTTTAATGGTGAGCCCGGTGCCTCCTTCGTAAGCGACGTTGTAAGGCGGGTCGGTGATCCAGAGCTCGGCCTTTTCGCCGGCCATCAGCTTCTCCACCGACGCAACCTCGGTCGAGCTTCCGCACATCACCCGGTGGTTGCCCATCACCCAAACGTCGCCAAGGACTGAAGCCGGCATGGCTGGGACGCTCGGTGCCTCGTCGGGCTCGGTTAATCCTTGGGTTTCTTCCCTTAGCTCCGCCAGCTCATCAGCCGTAAAGCCAAGCACGTCCAGGTCGCTGCCCTCCTCGGCCATCAGCGCGATCTCGGCGGCGAGCATCTCCTCGTCCCAGCCGGCATTAAGGGCGAGCTTGTTGTCGGCCACCACGTATTGCCGACGCTGGGCGGGTGTCAGGTGGGAGAGGTCCACGGTGGGGACTTCCTGCAGGCCAAGCTTCCGAGCGGCCATAACGCGCCCGTGGCCGGCAAGGATCGTGCCCTCGGCGACGCAAATAGGGGCGGCGAAGCCGAACTCTTTAATCGATGCGGCGATCTGGTTCACCTGCTCGTCCGAGTGGGTCCGGGAGTTGCCTGCGTAAGGTAGCAGGTCGTTGGTCTTTAGGTAAGTAATTTGGAGTTTCATGTCTTATTGAGATTGAGTCTTGAAAGCAAAGCGGATGGCAAAAAGTTGTTCGCTCAAAACTGCGTTAGGTAACAAAACC